GGATTTAACTGAAGATCCTGATGCAATTAAGTCTTATCCTCCATACATTATTAACAAATGTCTGTCTGGACACCTGGATTGCGTTCTCTTTGCTAATGAAATGAACAAATATCCTTCCTTAGATAAGGATATGCAATATAAATTTTATCTAAATAGTCTGAGGAAACGGAAGAGATTCTCTCCGTGGATGCGGAAAGATAAGATTAGTAACCTTGACCTTGTTAAACAATACTATGGTTATAGTAATGAGAAAGCAATGCAAGCGTTGAATATTTTATCCAAAGAACAACTCGATTTTATTAAACAACGACTTGACATTGGTGGAATGACATGACTAGTAGTACTATTGAACCACAAGTTAACTGGAAGCCTGAGATGATGGTGGAGGTTATGCTTAACGAACCAGATGATTTTTTAAAAGTCCGTGAGACTTTAACAAGAATTGGTGTAGCATCAAGGAAGGAGAAAAAGTTATATCAATCTTGCCATATTCTTCATAAGCAAGGTAGATATTATATTACTCACTTCAAAGAATTATTCGCATTAGATGGGAAACACGCTAACCTTACTGTTAACGACGTTCAGCGTCGGAATCGTATCGCTCGTTTGCTTTCTGATTGGGGTCTCATATCTGTAGTCAATGCTGAGAGCATATCTGATGTTGCTCCCTTAAACCAAATCAAGGTTTTAGCATATAAAGATAAGGGTGAATGGATCCTGGAACAAAAATATAACATTGGTTCTAAGAAAAAAGTGGAAGTTACTGAATAGATAGAGTATAATATCTGTAACAGTACAACCGTTATGTCACAATTGTATAATGGTATCAGTGAACGTCTTTTTTATACTTTAGGTAAAAGACCTGATACCGCATCACCACATGATTTCTATATGGCATTATGCTATGCTGTGAGAGATCAGATGATGACTTATTGGTTGGATAGTAAACCAAAGTCAAAGAAGGAAGTCGCATATCTATCTGCAGAATTTTTAATTGGACCTCAACTTAATAGGAATCTTATTAACTTAGGAATTCTTAAAGAGGCAGAAGAAGCATTAAAGGAATATGGTTATTGTTTAGATAAAGTTGTTGCACAAGCAGAGGAACCAGGACTTGGCAATGGTGGTCTTGGTCGTCTGGCTGCATGTTATATGGAGTCTCTATCGACTCTAAAGGTTCCTGCTACTGGATATGGTATAAGGTATAAGTATGGTATCTTTAAACAGATTATAAGGGACAATCAGCAAATTGAGATAACCGATAATTGGTTGCATGGAGATTGGCCATGGGAGTTATGTCAACCAGAAGAATCTGTTTTAGTTGGATTTGGTGGTAGAGTAGAGAATTATATTTCAGATAGAGAGCATTATAGAGTACGTTGGGTTCCTGATGAACAGGTAGTAGCAGTTCCCTATGATGTATTGCAATTAGGGTATAGGGTTAATTCTTGTAATAGATTAAGATTATGGAGAGCGGATGCTACTGAGACATTTGATTTCTATGCATTTAATATTGGAGATTATCTTGGTTCAGTAGAACAGAGTGTTACTTCTGAGACCATCTCTAAGGTACTGTATCCTAATGATGGTACAGATCAGGGTAAGACATTGCGATTGAAGCAACAGTTCTTCTTTGTCAGTGCATCTCTTCAAGATATGCTTAGGAGTTTAGAGAAGCGTAATATTCCTTTAACTGAATTCCCAGATTATTATGCAGTTCAACTAAATGATACTCATCCTTCTATTGCAGTAGCAGAGTTGATGAGATTGCTTGTAGATGAGCGTCATATGGAGTGGGAAGATGCATGGGAGATAACACATAAGACTATTGCATATACAAACCATACTCTTCTTCCAGAGGCATTAGAGAAGTGGAGTCTTAAATTATTTAAGAATCTTCTTCCACGTCATATGGAAATAATCTATGAGATTAATCGTAGATTCCTAAATTTGGTTCGTCTTCAGTATCCTGGAAATGAATCAATCTTAAGTAAGTTATCTATCATTGATGAGACAGGTAATAAGTTTGTTCGTATGGCACACTTAGCAACCGTAGGATCACATCATGTTAATGGTGTTGCTGAGTTGCATTCTGACTTAGTTAAATCTCAATTGATGCCAGAGTTTAATGACTTATGGCCTCATAAGTTTACTAATGTAACTAATGGTGTTACTCCTCGTAGATGGATAGCATCTTGTAATCCTTCCCTATCAGAGGTTCTTACTGAATATTGTGGTCCAGATTGGATTACTGATATGGGACAACTTAAAAAGTTAGAAGAGGAAAAATCTTACGAACTATTGGAGAAGTTGGGAGAAGCAAAACTTCTCGGTAAACATCATCTTGCTTGTTACATCTTTAACAATCTAGGAATATCTGTAGATCCTTCTAGTATGTTTGATGTTCATGTTAAGAGGATACATGAATATAAGCGTCAGCACTTACTTGCACTTCAAGTTATCGCCCAGTATCTTCGTATCAAAAACGGAAAGGACTTCGTTCCTCGCACAGTAATATTTGGTGGCAAAGCAGCACCTGGATATTATATGGCAAAGTTGATTGTTCATTTTATTAATTCTATTGCTGAGACAATTAATAGTGATCCTGATATGGATGGTAAGTTACGTGTAGTATTCTTACCAAACTATAGTGTTAAGTTAGGAGAACTTGTATATCCTGCTGCTGATTTATCTGAACAAATTTCTACTGCTGGTAAGGAAGCATCGGGTACAGGTAATATGAAGTTCCAAATGAATGGTGCTTTAACTATTGGTACATTAGATGGTGCTAACGTAGAGATACGTAATCTAGTTGGTAAAGAGAACTTCTTCTTATTTGGTAAGACAGAATCTGAGATAGGAGAATTGTGGAGGAACAATTATGATCCTAAGCACTACATGAGTGCTGAACTTTGGGAAGTGATTAACCTTATTAAAGGTGGGCATTTTAGTGGGGGTGATAAGGATACCTTTAGACCACTCTTAGATAACTTATTGAATAATGATCCATTCTGTGTCTTTGCTGATTTTGATGATTATCTTAATGCTCAAGATGCAGTGAATGAGGTATGGAAGAATAGAGATGAGTGGAATAATATGTCTCTTTTAAATATTGCACGATCAGGATTCTTCTCTTCTGATAGATCTATTAGGGATTACTGCGACAAGATATGGGGGATATCTGTTTGAGTATTCCTATAGCACCATTAAATCCACCACAAGGATCAACGTGCCCTTTTGTCTATGCATCTAATGTCTTTACTGAAGAACAGTTAGATAGTATTGAAGACATGGTTGATATGAATAGTGGTACTCAATTTAATGATGAGATTAAAAAATCATGGGTTACTATGATTGGATATAATGAGGATAGTCATTGGTTATTCTCTCAATTATCTAAAGTTGTTCATCAATTAAACACTGAGTATTATAGATTTAATTTAACTCAACTTGACGATAATATTCAGTATGCTTGCTATAGTAAAGGTTCAGAATATAAATGGCATACTGATTATACTAACTGTCCTACTCCTGCTAGAAAATTTACGGTAGTTGTTCAGTTGAGTGATCCTTCAGAATATGAAGGTGGTCAGTTTGAATTATTCCCAAAGGTGGAAGTTCCGAAAGAACGTGGTCTCGTTCATATCTTCCCACCGTACCTTTACCATAGGGTAAAAACCGTACAATCTGGGGTTAGAAAAGTTTTAGTTACTTGGGTTTGGGGTCCACCATTCGCTTAACCGAATAAAAAGTTCTGGTTATCCGATTGTATCATTTGAGTGTTTGTGTTTAAATAATAGTGTCGCCTTCGGGGACATCAAAACACAAACTCGCTTATTTAAGGAGCTACTATCATGACTAACCTAACACGTTTTCATACGGCAGATATGCCACTACTGTTCGATAAGATAATGAAGAACAGTATAGGGATGGACGATTATTTTGATCGGTTCATGACTCTACAAGAGACCACATCAAACTATCCCCCATATAATTTAATTGAAGTAAACAATGTCGAATCGAGACTCGAAATCGCCCTTGCGGGGTTTACGAAAGATGAAGTATGCGTCTATACGGAGTTTGGAAAACTACATGTACAAGGCAGCAAAGAAGAACAGGAAGATGTTGGAACGTTTAGACATAAAGGATTGGCCAACAGGTCTTTCTCTAGGGTCTGGCAAATCTCAGATGATACCGAGGTACGAGAGGTCGAATTTAGAGACGGATTACTCGTCGTTCGATTAGGTAAAATAGTTCCAGAACATCATGCTCGAAAAGAGTATCTATAAATAAAACTGAATATCGTCGCCGCAAAGTGGGGGTGTACTGGCAAAATCCAGTTGACACCCCTTTTTATTGGCTGTATAATACCTACAAAGATAACCCATTATGGCAAATAAACTAGCAGTAATTAAAACTGGTGAACAGATCATTACAAAGGTTGAAGAGATGCTTTTGGATGATAAGGTTGTTGGATACTTCTTTATTAAACCATGTGTTGTAAATACTTCAGAACCTATTGTTAATAAAGAAAGTGGTGGTGCTTCTTTTGATATCAAATTAGCACCTTGGATTCCTTTAGGTAAAGGAACTAGGTTCCCAGTACCCTTGGATTGGATCGTCACTTTTATTGACCCAGTTGATGAACTATCATCAATGTATATGAATGATGTTCTAAAGGAAAAGGAAGAGACCCAAGAAAAAACAATCGTAATTCCTGAGGAGGATAGTTAAATGGCAGATGAACTTAAACCACAATTAATTGTATTTCATACTGGAGGTACAGTAGTTGCTGAGATTGAAGAAGTTGGAGCAGACATTGGAGAACCTGATTGCAAAATCAAGAACCCATATAACATTGTTCCTCAACAGAATGGTAATGCTACTTTGCAACCTTGGATGGGTGAACTAACCAATCAAAAAGAATTTATGATTAGTTCTGACAAGATCTTGACTATATGCGAACCACTTGGTAAAATAAAAGATACTTATGAAAGTCTAAACTCGTAATGAGGTTCTATACGAACGTTCAAATGGTTGGGGACAACTTCTTAGTTCGTGGTTATGAAGATGGAAAACACTTCGCAACCCGTGAGAAGTTTTACCCAACCCTTTTTGTTGAATCACCTAAGAAGAAAACCCATTATAAGACTCTTGATGGTACGCAGGTAGCACCTGTTAAACCTGGAACTGTTCGTGAGACTAGAGAATTTATAAAGAAGTATGAACCTGTACCAGGTTTTGATGTGTATGGTAACGAGAGATTTATTTACCAGTACATATCTGAGAAGTATCCTGATGATGAACTGAAGTTTGATATTAGTAAAATTAAATTAGTAACCATTGATATTGAGGTTGAGTCTGAACAAGGATTCCCTGATGTAGAATCTGCTGCTGAGGAGATACTTCTTATATCAATTCAGGATTATGCCACTAAAGAGATTATTACTTGGGGTAAAGGTCCATTTAAGACACATCAAGATAATCTCTATTACAAGCAATTTAATAATGAGTATGATCTTTTAAATGACTTCATCAATTGGTGGATGATAGAAGAGAATACCCCAGAGGTTATTACTGGATGGAATAGTAAACTGTATGATATACCATATATTGTTCGTAGGATAGATCGTATTCTAGGTGAGAAACTTAAGAAGAGATTATCTCCTTGGGGTTTGGTGACAGAAGACAGACATGTCATCATGGGAAGAGAACAGCTTTCATATGATATTGGTGGTGTATCTCAGTTAGACTATCTTGACCTTTATAAGAAGTTTACTTATAAGGCACAGGAGTCTTATAGATTGGATTATATTGCTAGTGTAGAATTGGGACAGAAGAAGTTAGACCATAGTGAATTCGACACATTTAAAGACTTCTATACACAAGGGTGGAAAAAATTTGTAGAGTATAATATAATTGACGTAGAACTTGTTGACCGTTTGGAAGGCAAGATGAAGTTGATTGAACTCGCACTCACTATGGCATATGAAGCCAAGGTGAATTACGAAGATGTATTTTATCAAGTTCGTATGTGGGATACAATCATATATAACTACCTAAAGAAGAGAGGTATTGTCATACCTCCTAAAATTAAAACTGATAAAGACGCAAAGTACGCAGGAGCTTATGTCAAGGAACCGAAACCAGGACGCTATGATTGGGTTGTTAATTTTGACCTCAATAGCCTCTATCCTCATCTTATTATGCAGTACAATATCTCCCCAGAAACCCTCAGGGAG